TGGTTGATGAGGACAGAGAAGGTCGTTCTGACTGGGAAGAGTCCATATCCAAGGGTTTGACGTTACTGGGGATCAATTATGAGGAGCGGTCTGAGCCGTTCATGGGTGCCAGTGGTGTGACGCACCCTGTGTTATCGGAGGCGATTACGCAGTTTCAGGCACAGGCTTACAAAGAGATGTTGCCACCGGGCGGTCCTGTAAAGACACAGATCTTGGGTGAGCAGAACCGCATGGTTGAGGAGCAGGCTCAACGTGTGAAGGATTTCATGAACTTCCAGATTACGGAAGTGATGGAGGAGTTCGATCAGGATACGGATCAGATGTTATTCTATCTGCCGATTACTGGTTCTACTTTCAAGAAGGTTTATTTTGATCAAACAAAGCAGAGGGCGGTATCGAAGTTTGTTCCTGCCGAAGATCTGATTGTTCCGTATCATGCGTCTGATTTGAGGACAGCAGTGCGGTACACTCATGTTGTTCGGATGAGTGAGAACGAAATCCGCAAGATGCAAGTAGGAGGGATATATAGAGATGTTGATTTATCTCCAAGCGAAGGTGACGAGTCTGATTCAACAATCCGTGGCAAGAGTGATGAAATTCAGGGATTACGTTCAGGCTATTCTGATGAAATGTTTACGCTTTTTGAAATCCATGTGGACTTGGATCTTGAAGGCTTTGAAGACAAAGATCAAATGGGCGAAGACACAGGTATCAAGCTACCGTATATCGTCACTATGGACGAAGCTTCGGGAGAAGTTCTCTCGGTAGTACGCAACTTTCGTGAGCAGGATCCGCTCCGTCGCAAGCGTCAGTACTTTGTACATTACAAGTTTCTGCCCGGTTTCGGGTTCTATGGCTTTGGTTTGTTGCATATGATAGGAGGGCTGTCCCGTGCTGCAACGTCTATACTCCGCCAGCTTATCGATGCTGGTACGCTCTCGAATTTACCGGGTGGTTTCAAAGCCCGTGGTGTTCGTATCAGGAATGATGATGAGCCTGTTAATCCGGGTGAGTTTCGTGATCTTGATGCTCCCGGCGGCGATATTAGGAATGCTATTATTCCACTCCCTTACAAGGAGCCTTCTGGAACGCTGGCTCAATTACTTGGGGTGGTCGTTGATTCGGGTAGAAGATTTGCACAGGTTACGGACACCAAGGTCGCAGATGTCAACTCCAATGCTCCCGTGGGAACTACAGTGGCTCTCATCGAGCAGGGATCAAAAGTAATATCAAGTATCCACAAGCGGCTGCATTACGCTCAGAAGAATGAGTTCCGTATGCTAGCTGAGATATTTCAGAATAATCCTATGCCGTATCCATATGCTATCGGGGCAAACATCAACCCCGCTATCATGGCACAGGACTTCGACGGGCGCATAGATATCCTCCCTGTATCTGACCCGTCGATTTTTTCTATGGCGCAGCGCCTGTCTCTTGCACAGACACAGTTGCAGTTAGCGCAGGCCGCACCGCAGATGCACAATCTGTATGAAGCCTACCGCCGGATGTATGATGCGCTGGATGTCAAGAACATCGACGCTATCCTACCAGCACCGCAGCCTCCACAACCTATGGATCCGGCAACGGAAAACTCGATGGCTTTGAAGGGTCAACAGTTGCAGGCATTCCCGCAGCAGGACAGCATGGCGCACATTCGTGTGCATGTTGCCATGATTCAATCCCCTGCCATTCAAGCTAATCCGCAGGCTTTTGGTGTTTTGCAGGCGCATGTACAGGATCATCTGGCTATTTTTGCTCGTGACGTTATTCAGGATATGTTTGAGCAGGGCATAATAAAGGCGCAGGAGCTAGGTGAGCCTATACCTCAAATTAATCCAGATGCTATTGAAGCGGCGGTTGCACAGCAGATTGCGGACACGATGGAGCAGCTTGCTCCTATGCTCAAGCCGCAGACACAACCTGATCCTTTGGTTCAGATACGTCAGCAGGAGTTACAGAACGATACGCAAGAGATCCAGCGTAAGATGCAGAACGATGCGATGGACTTCCAGATTGATCAGGCCAAGCTACAGCAGGCTTATGACATGGCGGTGCAGCGACAGCGGTTGCAGGAACAGATTGCAAACGACAGAAACGAAGTGAATGTTTATCGTATAAACACACAGGCTGACCTAAAACGTGAGAGGTAGATGTATCAGGCGATTGTTGTTGCTTGCATGATATCCAACATGGAGATCTGCGTAACTTTTGAAGGGCAACAGTGGTTTGACATAGAGCGTACATGTAAAGTCAGGGCGCTGGGTATGGCGAGTGATGTACACAAGTACTACAAAGGCTACAAACCAGTCAGCTACAATTGCAGAACTTTGCCTAAAGGGCAACTGTCTAGGTAATAGGGGTACGGTTTGATATGTATGAGTACAAAATCAAGGAAGTAGTCAGAGTGGTTGACGGTGATACTGTTGACATACTCATAGATCTTGGCTTCGATCTCACCAAAAAAGAGCGTGTTAGACTGGCTGGCATCGATACACCAGAGTCCAGAACCAAAGACTTGGAAGAAAAAGAACTTGGTCTTGAGGCCAAGGATTTTTTGGAGCGCCGTCTTTCAGAGTGTGAAAAACTATGGGTAGCCACTGAAAAAGATGGCAAGTATGGGCGGATGCTTGGGACTATCTGGTGTGGTGTTATGAACATNAACGAGGAAATGGTCAGTCGTGGNTATGCTTGGGAGTATGACGGCGGCAAGAAAGAGAAGAACTTGGATGACCTCAGAACGATTAGAGGTATTATCTGATGGAAGAAAAGAAAAAACCTGTTGAAGTAAATGTCGGACAAAACAGCTTTGAGCTAGTGCTTCGTATACTCGGTAATGAATTTGTAGCTATTAAGATTGGTTCTACCAATTTCAGCGGCAAGCTAATAGCTGGTTCAATATTGCTGCTTTTCTTTACCTTCATAATGCTTGAAGTATTTGGCTTGTCAAAAGTTTTGGGAGTTGAGTAATGGCTTCAAAATTAAATGAGGGCAGCGAATTTACCATCCCCTTAAAGAACCTGATAGGACTGATAGCTTTTACTGGTTTAACCGTCTGGGGGTACTTCGGTATTATTGAACGGCTTGCTTTTCTGGAGCATGAGCAAGAGATGCACTGGGAAGAGATCCAAGAGAACGATACTTGGATAGACAACTGGAAGCCGCCTGCGGCAGTTGAAGCAAACATTCAAAGGGTGCGAGAGCTTGAGCTACGCATTGCTAAGATTGAAACAATGATGGAGATGAAGTAATGTTACAGGCTCTCATAGGACCACTAGGAAACCTTGCTTCAACTTGGCTTGAGGGTAAAGTTGAAACCAAGAAAGCGGAGGCAGGTGCAAAGGTTGCAAAAGCCAAGGCTGAAGCTGTCATCATGGAGAAGAAAGCTACCGGAGAGATTGACTGGGATCTCAAAATGGCTGATGCTTCTGCTCATTCGTGGAAAGATGAGTGGTTAACTGTACTTTTCTCGGTTCCATTAATACTGGCATTTTGCGGAGAGTGGGGGAGACAAATTGTATCTGACGGGTTTACTGCTCTTGAGGCCATGCCGGAGTACTATCAATATACTCTTGGTACGATTGTTGCTGCCAGCTTTGGTATGCGCGGTGCCGCTAAGTTTTTTGGTAAGAAGTGATGTCAAAGCGCCTGCAAAAAGACAGCGACTACGACCAATACGATATGGATGGCGACGGGGTAGTTACCGACGACGAGCTTGAACACGCCAAGGAGATTAAGAAAACCGAGTATGAGTTACGCAAGCAGCTTGCTCAACGACGTATGGCTACAGCAACTTTGATATCTATGGGCATATTTACCTTTATGATGTTTGTGCCTTGGGTTAGTATAGAAAGAATCAATGCCTTGAGTGACATTAGTAATTTGTTTTATATTAGTGGCGCAGGCATCGTTGGAGCCTATATGGGTGCAACAGCGTGGATGAACAGGAAGTAAGATGGCAAAACCCAGAGCAGCACAATTTGCAAAAGACATTGGTGTCTCGACTAATCAGGCAAAAAAGCTTATAAATGAAGGACGGCGACTTAAAGACGGCGGCTCAAATGTATTGGAGGCAACTATGGCTGATGCAAAAACAAAACCAGTAAAAGCGAAAGACGGAAAGATGCTTGTGCAAGAAAAGGACAACAAGTTTGTTCTTGGCATGGGCAAAGCTTACGAAGGTGATCAAAGGAAAGTACAGATTCGCTAATGTTTGAGCCTATCGACAGAGTGATGAATATGCGTAAGGGCGGTTCTGCCGTTGCTCCTCGTCGCACTGTTATTGGTGGGCAAGACCACATGCTGTCTTATATCACACCACAAGAGGGTGAGATACTAATGTCTCTTGGCGGTTCGGGTAATCCGGGTCCGATGGGCATTCCTGCTTTTAATGGGGATGGCCCTGATACACCAACATTTTACAATGTGCCTGTTGGTTTTGCTGGAGATCATGACACGCAAGAATATAGAAGAATATACATAGGTTCTAGTCAAGACACTATAGCAAACAGAGCAGCAGGTTCAGCAGACCTTACTAATCGTACTCAAGATGCGGGGCCGGGTTATTTACCGATGCCTGTAGATGTTTCTTCTGAGGTTGCTGCGGCAATTAACCCAAACTTTGTTCCAGATTCAGATTCAGTAGATTCAGATTCAGATTCAGGCTCAGATTCAGGCTCAGACTCAGTAGCTGATGTAGTTTCTTCTCCAGTAGATCCTTCTAGTTTTATAGTGCCTACAGATGAGATTTTACAGAA